GTCCCGGCGGTCCGGTCTCGCCGCGAAGGCCACGCGGTCCCATTTCACCTTGCAGGCCCTGATCGCCACGCTCGCCCTTTTCGCCTTGCGCGCCGCGTTCACCGCGCTCGCCCTTTTCGCCGCGCTCGCCTTGATCTCCGGACGGTCCCTCTTTTCCATCCGCACCATCTTTGCCTGGTGCCCCGTCGTTCCCATCTTTACCCGGCGAGCCGGGATCGCCTTTTTCGCCCCGTTCGCCTTGAGGGCCGGTCGGGCCGGTTTCGCCCTGCGGGCCGGGATCACCCTGAAGTCCCGGCTCGCCGGTTTCGCCGCGTTCACCGCGCTCGCCCTTTTCGCCACGCTCGCCTTTATCTCCGGGCATGCCGTCGCGAACCGCCGCGACACGCTCGGAAAGATCAAGAACAATCGTCTTCTGCTCGGCCCTGAGTTCGGCGATGACGGCTGCCACCGCATTGCTCACCCGGTCGCGTTCCTCGGCGAAACGTGTTCCGAGAAAGCGCAAGATTTCATTGAAGCGGTCGTCGGCCATCATGGTCCTCCATGCCAGCGAAGAACGCCGTGAAATCCAGTTGCTGTTTTTCTTCTTCCGGCTCTTCCGGCTCCGCTGCTGGCGGCGGCGCGGGCGCGGCTGGCGTTGCCGGTTGTTCCGCTGTCTTCGCCCATGCGGACAATGGCACCACCTGCTGCTGCACGCGCGGTTCGTTGCCATAAGGAGTCGTCGGCAGATCCTCGCTGTTGCGCGCTTCGTCCGGCGCGAAGACGCCACCCTGGACGCCGCGCACCAGGGCTTCGATGCGGTCTTTGTAGGCCACCCGCAAAAGCGCTCTCGTATCGAATTCAACATATTCGTCGGGCCATCCCTTCAGGCCGAAGAACTGGTCGAACGCCACCTCGATATGGTTGATGGCGAAGCCAAGCCCGCGCGACAGCCAGAATTGCATCAGCGCTTCTGTCGAGGAAAACGTGCCTTGCTCCGCGAGACCGAGGATCGCGGGCGGCACGCCGTAGACCATGAAAATTTCGTTTTGCGTCAGCTTCAACGCCTCGGCGACTTCCGCCTCCTTGGCGCTCATGGCGATGCCGTGGAACTTCAGGCCGTTGGTGAGGATCGGCGGACCGCCGCCGAGATTGTCGACGCCACGCCACGCATCGTTCAGGCGCTGGCGCAATTCGGTCACCTGCGCCTTGGTAAGATTGAGTTCAGTTTCGACGACGCCAGGCGGTCGGTTCATGTTGCCGAAAAAGTTGATGAGCTGGGATCCGATTGCCGCCTGCGCGGCAATGGCCATTTCTGCATGGCGCAGTGGCGGAATGCCGACGAGCGGTTCGCCGGGTTTTGCTTCGAGCTTGATGTGCAGCACGTCGCGGGCAGGGGCGACGCCATATTCGCGGGCGCGGCCTTGGCTTTCGAGCACGTTGTTTCCGGCGAGTTCGTAAAAGATGCCGCCTTCCGTGGAGATCACCGGCTTCGACTGTCTCGGATCAAACGGGTGCAACTGATCGACCTCGAAGCGGTTGTTGCGCTCGGCCAGATGGTAGGTGTTGCCTTCGATATAGAGATCGCGAACGAGGTTCATGACGAAGTCGGATCGCGACTGATATTCGTTCGGGCTTCTGAGGATCCGCGACAGCGCCGAATTGGTCACGCGCTCGCGCCCGCCGTTTGGCAGCGTCTTCCAATGGTCGCCGGGGCATTGAGCGATGGTCTGCGCATAGGCTGCGACGCATGCCTCGACGACGGCCCCGCGAGCGCCGGAAACGGGATCGTATCCCATCTGCCAGAAGTTCCAGTATTGCCCCCATGCCTGCGGCAGGACGCCGTCGGGGTTCATGACCACCCAAGGCCCTTCGCGATATTCACCCTCGCGCGCCAGCTCGGACGAACGCCGGAACGGTTTCAGCAGTTGCTGAATGATCCCCGGCATCGATCATTCTTTCGTTTCGCTCTGGCGTGTCTTGTAGGTTGCGCCCTTCTCGGGCTCGGGCGTCGCCGCCTTTTCGGTTGCCGGTTGTTCCTGCTTTGCCTTCGGCCTTGACGGCTCGTCTTCGCCGCGCAGTTTGCGCGCCGCCTTTTCCGCCGCCGCTGCCGCCTTGTTGTGGTCGACCTCTTTTGTTTCGGCTGCCGGATCGTAAGGGTCGCGCCCCCATCCGTCCGAGATCGCCGACTTCGCATCGGCCTCGTCGAGCGCGATGATGCGACCGGCATAGGGGCCAAAGAGCGCTTCGACATGTTTTGTCGCCATGATCGTTCCTCCAGAAAAGAACCGGGCGGCGCGATATTGGAGCCACCCGGCGAAGTCGGGGAGAATTGGGGTTTCCCCTCACCAGGTCACATTTTCCATCCATGCGACCATGCCGGAACGGCGCATCGACCAGTTCATGTCGAGCAGCATGCGCACGCCGATGGAGGCCGTCTGCCACAGCGAGCGGACCGGGCTCGCGGTGACCGGAGTGCCGCCGCCGCCGACGATTGGCAGTGGCGTCGTGTCTTCCTCGTGGATCGTCGCCTGATCGGAGACGTCGTATTCGGGCATGTCGCCGGTCGCCGAGGCGAAATCGGCGGCATCGACGGCGATCACCGTGTTGACGGGCACGGTCGGCGAGACGATGAACCGCAGATTGAGACGGCGGCCTGCCTCATCGGTCGATGAGAACATGAACTCGCCCGTCGTCGTCTGCTGGAAGGCAATCGCAATCGCCTGGGCCGGATTGATCAGCACGGCGATGTTGCGACCGCCGCGGCTGGCGGTGATTGCCGTCACCAGATTCTTGAGATCGGCGATCATTGCCAGCGGATCGGTTTCGTCGGCCGGCGTCAACGGCGCGACCCCGTTCAGCAGTCCAGCCGGACGGATTGTCGTCGCCGGGTTTGCGTCGATCAGCGTCGTGTCGACGGTGACCGCCGTATCCTCGGCCATGGCCTCGCGCAGCACACCTTCGATCGACGGAGTCGAATGCGCGGCAAGCTCGCGGGTGAAGGTCGAGATGACACCGAGTTTCTTCGGCACCAGGGTGATCGACGTGAAGCCGACCCGGCGGACCGGGATGGGTTCGCCTTCACCGACCCACGCGCCCGAGACGTTCGGGGTCGCGGCGCGCGCCGGGATCTTGATCTGGCCGTTGCGCCCGAAAGTGAAACGCGCTCCCATTGACGATAGCGCCGGATAGATCGAGTCGCGCGGCAGCAGATCGAGATAGTCGCCGATGGCCTGCTGCACCAGTTCCTGTGCCCATGTCGGCACGTCGGTCTTGGCCGGATTGACCGCTGCCCGGACCATAATCTGCACGGCCTCGTCGTTCGGATAGACCGCCTTCAGAATAGCGTCCGGGGCCTGCTTGTGGACATGCGCCAGGAATTGCACGACCGCGCCGCGAACGAGCAGATCGCGGGGCTGGAATTTCTTCGCCGGGACGGCGTAGGGCCGTTTTTCCGACAACGCTGCCTGCTTGGTCTCAGGCGGTTGATGTTCGATGGCGCGGACAGCAATCGCCTGTTCGATCTTCCTGTCGCGCTCCAATCCAGCTTCGAGGTCGGCGATCTGGTCCGGCAGTTCCGCCATCAGGCCGCTTTGATCCTCGTCGGGCTCGTCGAGATTCGACAGTTCGACGAGCTGGTCCTTCAGATTGTTGATGTGTTTTTGCGCGTCCTCGATGCGCTTTGCGAGTTTAGACATGGTATTTGCCCCGGACTTTGCGGGTGGCTGACTGGCGAGCTTGCCGGGGGAGGGAGCCGACGCGGGCAACGGCGCACGGGCGATCTTGCCGCGCAGTTGTTCGCGAATGTCGGCGGAAAGTGCGAAGCTCCTGCCGACCTGCAGCGCGTTCGGATTTGCCGGAACGGCGACGAGCGAGCATTCGACGAGCTTGTTTTTGATGTAGCGGAACGGCCCCCAGTTGGGATCGGCCTTGGAATCCAGCGGCTCGGATTCGAGCGGATAAAAGCCGACCGAGACGGCGCGCAGGATGCCCTGGTCGCGCAGGCGGCGGACTTCGTCGACGAGCCTCGACGTGCCTTCGATGGCGAGCCGCAGTCGGCCTATCAGCCGTCCCTTTTCGACGCGCACGTTTTCCCATGCGCCGACGATGGCGCTCTGGTTGTGGTTGAACAGGGCAATCGGGTTGCGCTTGAATTCACCGAGATCCCAGCCGTCGGCGGCGATCACGTCCCCGTAGCGATCAACGGTCTCGTCCGAGAGCACGTATTCGAGCGGGTCGGTTTCGGATTGCTTCGCAGCGCGGTAGACGAGACCTTGCATGGTGCCAAGCCTTGAAGTTGCTTGGCTGGTTCATTTACACCCTACCGGCGTAACATGTCCGTTACAGCGGTGCGGCGCACGGCGAGCGATTTCAGGCGAATGACTGTGTCGTAGGAGGGCCGGGAGGTTTCGCCATTGGCGATCCGCCACACGGTCATGCGCGAGAGACCCGATTCTCGTGCGATCTCGGTCGGCGTCATGCCTTGGCTTTCCAGTCCGGCAATGATGGCGGCGAACTCTTCCGGCTTCATAAATAGCGATTATAGCAGCGAAAACGCGTCAAGCGGAAATCGGTGTTATGATCGCCTTATGCCTGAGAGGCACAGCGGAAGGGCAGGGAGGACATCATGGTCTCAGCGCTGGTTTATCTGCTGGTCGTCGCGGCCATCGCGGCACTGGTCTACTGGGCGGTCGATGCGATGCAGGTGCCGCAGCCGATCAACCGCATCGTCAAGGTGGTAACCGTCGTCATTGCCGTCGTCGTGGTCATCCTCGTCGTGCTGCAATTGTTCGGGCTGGCCACTCCGGTCGAAGTGCCCCAGTAAAACGATCAAGGGGCTTTTCTCTTTTAAAAAGCTCCCCCCAAGGGCATCGGTCGCAACGCGCTATGGCTATCGCCATCGCGCTTGCAACTCCGCCCACTTACGCACATATGTGCGCAGGAGCGCGAGGCGGAGCGACGAATGAAAACCTATCTGGCAATTGTCGAGCCCGGAGACGAGCGCCATGCGCATGGTGTTACGTTCCCGGATCTGCCCGGCGTGCATTCAGCTGCCGACGACGAGAACGACATTCTTCCGAAAGCCATCGAGGCGCTGCAATTGTGGGCCGAGGACATGGACATGCCGGAGCCTTCGGACATAGCCATCGTGACAAGCCTGAAGGAAGTGCGCGAGCGGCTCAACGCTGGCCATTATCTCATCGCCATTCCGTTCATCGAGAACGACACGGCTGTCGTGCGTGCCAACGTCACCTTCGAGCGCGGTCTACTCAGGGCAATCGACGCGGCGGCGAAGGATCGCTCTCTGACGCGCTCGGCCTTTCTGGCCTGTGCCGCACGTCGCGAGATCGAGGGCGCGCATTAACAGCAATCTATTTTTGCCGCCCTTGGATCATTCGTGTTATTCTCGGTTTGTTCCTCCCTAATGGAACGCCTCCTCTGGTGGAAGCGCCCTGTTATTCGTGCGGGGCGTTTTCGTTTGTGGCGTGACGCGTTCTAACCGCAAAAACCTTCGATGACCGCAGTCCTGACGATATCCGCTGCAACTTGATTGCGTTTGGCCGGATTGTCGTTGAGCCATTTGACGACGACATCCTTCACTTGCAGGGCTGAGAGGTTGCGGAAATTACATCTCGATCTTGGTAGCAATCCGAGAGTGTCCAATGAATCGAACACGCCGATGGTATAGGCAAGGCAATACATTTCCGCCCACGATTGGTCGTCACCTTGTTTGCAATTGTCCAGCAATTCGTTGCCGTCCTTGAACGCCGCCTTTGCCGGTGTTGCCGTGAGCGCGGCGGCGAAGGCCGCTGCAAATGCGATCTGTCTCATTCGGTTTCCTTGTAGCTGGAATAAACAGCGACCTCGTCAACGCCGCGACAGCGGGCCAAGGCAGGGTCGTCCGGTTGGACGCCGTTCGCGACCGCCATCTCCCGATAGCTCTGATAGAGCGGCGCATCCGAGCGGACGCTTCGCGGATCGTATCGGCCTGCAATGATCGCCAGCCGAATGCCGAGATTGTGCGTCGCGCCGGAAATCAGAAATCCAGCGCAGGTGGCTGGCTTGTCGCGCCCGGACATATGGCAGGCGAAGGTGTTCGGTGCCATATCATAGGCGGTCGAGGCCGAGTGGCGGAAAGCCTCAGCCGGGAACACGCCGGTCGGCACGTCGCTGCGCCATGGACATTCCTCGCACGGCTCGCGGCGGTGGAGCATCGGCTCGTCTCCTGCGCTGGTATTGAGCGACACCACTTGGTGCTCGCCGTCGCCGCAATCGAAGGCGGTGGTTTGCGTCACCTTGCGTTTCATTGGCCGGTCCTCGCGCGCCATTCCTCGAACGTCTCGTCGGCGTGGATATATCCCAACCGGGCGGCTTCGAGCCGGATGCGGCGGCGCTTCTGCTTGCGGATCGCTATGACCACCGCAGCGATCACGACGACGGCGACAATGATGATTTCCATCGGTTAGTTTTCCCTGACCACGTTGATCGTCATCGAATCTTCCGAAAACAGCATCTCGATATCGCAGCCGTCGCAGGCGGCGTTGATGACCAGCCCCGGCTCGATGAAATCCGCGCCGTCGTCGCCGCCGAAGGATGCCTGCTTGTTCTGCCACCATTCATCGAAGGGGAGCGTCTCGGGATTGCATTCGCGGGCATAGGCGATGACCGTTTGTTCGCCCTCTGGCTTAATGCCGTTGTGCATCAGGTAGACGCCCTGATCGCCGACGATCCAGAAGCCAGCGCCCGTGTCGTCGTAGCCGTAGAGCGGCTGGTGCCCGTTCGGCCATTGCTCGGTGGCGTCCGCCACCAGCCGAACGAGGTCGGCGTTCGGGAAGGTAAGTTTCATGGTTGATTGTCCTCGGTTGGTAGTGGTGGCCTGAATTTCGCCTCGACGGAAAAGCCGAGCACCTGCGACCAGAGATATGCGGCGGAGGTGGCTTCGTCCTCGGTTGCGAAGCGCTGGACGGTATTGCCGGTCAACGCCCTGAACCGTTCCAGCTGCTCGATGCGCTCGGCAATCGGCACACCCTTGCCCTGCCGCCAGAGCGGCACCGTGACGACCCAGTTCTTCATGATGATGTGCGTCCCGCTGCCCGCGCTCGTTCCAATGCCTTCTGGATGTCCGTGCGCTCGTCTTTTTGTGGTGCCGATGAAAAGGCCATATCCAGTTCAATGCGATCCCACACAACACGGCTATGAAACTGCTTGGGTTTCGGCATCGTGCCTTCGGCGACCAGCGTGTCAAAAAGTGTGGCGCCGACGCCGATGTAGCGCGCGGCCTCTTCGCGCGATAACCCGCGTGGTGGGTAGGCGAACGGGTCGGTCTTCATGACGCGCCTTTGGCGATGGAGTCTGCGAAGGTTTCGGCTTGGTCGAGTTTGGCAAAGGCAGAGCCGGTGTCGCCGACCATATACAGTTTGCCGAAGCGGCTGCTCTCGACGATGCGGATGGCGTGGCCGTTGACCACCCTGACGGTCATCTCATCAAAATGGACCTTGATGCGGCGATTATATTCTTCGGGACCGACGGCTTCGATCAGGGCGAGGCGGGCGGCGGGATCGTTCCAGTTCACGTTTTGTCCTCCGCGTCGCGTAGCTTGCGGGCGGCGAGAAACATCTCGACGTAGCTGACAAATTCATTATGGTGGACGACCTCGCCTCGCATAAGCGCAGCGACGCCATCCTTTCCGATTAGTTCTTCCATTTCCGCTTTCGAATAGCGCAATACTTCTTCGGGCGGAGTGCGCCAGATCTGCGAAGTCCTTAGGACGTAAAGACCCTCGTCTCTTTCGCGATGTTTTTCCTCGCACGTTTCGTAGCCGTACGAATAAGCCTTCTCTAGCGCGCTTTCGACCTTCGAAACGGCAACGTTGTGAAAATCGAGGGCGTCTGAATTTCTGGTCGCCAGCGAACGGATGCCAAGAAAAGTCCTCGCGATTCTGTGGATGAATTCGTATTCATCCATGCTCAAGGTGTGCCTGTACTTCTTCATTTGTCAGAGCCTTCTTCTTTTGGTTGCTACCGAAGCAGGTTCAATGATTGCGCCGTTTGCCGTCCGTAACGAACCGTCCTTCTGGCGAAAACCTTTCACCATGACGCCCTGAGAGGCAAAGCAAGCGGTGGCATCCTCGACAAGCGCGCCTTGTCCGGCGATCAAGGTTGCCTCGGCACCGTAACGCGCGACCATCCGGCCAATCTGGTCGTTCATGCGCATCTTGCAGTAGCCTTGTGCGCGGATCAGTTGCGCCTGAGTCAATTTCCGCTCGCCCGGAAGAGCGGCGAATTCGGCTTGGCCGGTGACGCAACCGGCAAGAGGCAGGGCAGCGGCGAGAACCGCGATCATGTCGACGATTTTCACTTGAAGTTCTCCACCTTTGCCCATGCTTTGGTTTCCCATTCGATGCAAAGGGCAATCGCTGCATATTTGTCATTGCGGGCCGCATGCTCCTTCGTGCAGCGCTCCTTGATTTCGGCTTTGATTTCGGGGGGGATGTCGGCGGCGGTAACTTCGGCCTGTGCCCCTGAGGCGAGAGCGAGCATCGCTGCACCCGCGAGAAAGAGTTTCTTCATTTGTAGGTTTCCTTGTGGAGCTTGCGGGCGGCAACGCCCATGTCGATGTAGGTGGCCTTGCCGCCGCGAATGTCGCGCTCGACAATCTTGCCTTCGGCAAGCCAGAGGCGCTCGTGCGGCGTGAAGATTTCCTCCATTTCGGCAGGCAAGTATTGCAGCACGTATTCCTGCGGATGTTTGCCGCCGGTCTCGCTGTAGAGCAGAAATGTAATCATTCGTGTTCGCCCCTCTGGATCGGCAGTCTTGCCTCTCTGGTAAGTTTTGATATATACAATCCACGAGTGCGTTTCAATATTGGTATATACGAATATGCGAAAAAAGGCACTATATAAGAGTATCGCCTACCGCATCGTCCTGCCGCTGCCGGATGGCATGCGCGAAGCGATCGACGAGGCCCGCCTGGACGACGAAAGCCGCGCCGCCTTCATTCGCACCGCCGTCGAGAACGAGCTGGCGCGTCGGCTCCGGAAGAAAGCCGGATGATCTATTTCATTCTCGACCAACAGCACCGACCAATCAGGACGACCGACGTCCTCTACTGGGCTGCATGGTTCGAGAACACCGAGGACCATCGGCGCGTGGCATTGACCGAGACCGAGAACTGGCAGGTGTCCACCGTCTTTCTCGGCCTCGACCACCAGTTCGGCAGAGGCCCGCCACTGCTGTTCGAAACCATGGCCTTTCGGAAGGGCGGCGGGGACTGTGAGCAGTGCGAGCGCTACTCGACATGGGATGACGCCGAGGCGGGGCATGCTGCGATGGTACGGCGGTTGCAAAGGCAGGAAGTCGAGGCTCCGACTGGCTCGCCATCGATTATCTCCATGACCAACAGGCAAGCCGCGAAGGAGGAAGAATGATGCGGGCAGGGACTACCAACGGTCTCGACATCTATGTCGTCTGTCACGATCCTTCGGACTTTCCGGGTAAATACACATGCCGCTGCCAGACCATCTACCACGGTGGAGGAAGTATAGGCGGCTCGGAAATCTCGCTCGAAGTGCTCGTTGCCGACCGCATCGAGCCGATCCGGGCCGAGATGCGGAGACGGGGACTTTATCGGTTGCCCCGTTTCCCGAACGACGATCCGGTGATCGTCGAATGCTGGCTTTGATTTCAAGAGGAGGAAAGCAAATTGCCGCAGGTCATCGAATTCCAGAATGCTCGGGCGCAAAAGGCCGTCCTAAGCAAAGGCAACATCCGCGAGTATAACTTCCGCGACATCTATGAACTGACCGCCTTCGTGGCCGGTGAAATTCTCACTTCGAAAATGAAATACTCGAAACTGGCGGACAAGGCTGGCATCTGCCCGCAGACCGTTTCCAATATCGTTCACGGCGTCACCCGCAGCCCGCGCGCTGCCACCGTGCTTCAGCTTCTAAAAGCCTTGGGCTTCGAAGTGTTCGTCAGGGGGTGACCGATGAATAGCGAACAACTGATCGCCGGGATCGAGGCCGAGATCGCCGCAAAGCGGGCCGAGATCGACAAGCTGGAAATCGCCGTCGCCGTCATCGAGCGCATGGCCAAGGTGAAACGACAGGAAGCGCCGCTGTTTACCGTCAGGAAGCGGATCGAGGAAAGACCGAAGCGGGCGAAGCCGAAGGTCACCATGGCCGATGCACGGGCGAAGATCCTCGAAGTGCTGTCAGGTGGCGAGGCGCTGACCTCGGGCGAGATCGCCGAGCGCGGCGGGCTGCCAGCCAAGGCGGTCTGGAACGCCGTCTATTCGATGCGCCAGAACGGCACCATCACCACCAACGACGAAAACCGCAGGCATTCGCTGCCAGAGGCAGCGCAAGAGCCTCAAGCCGCTACCGATGCGGCGGCATAGGAAGGAATGTGTCATGACTCCAGAAGGACGAAGGCGGCTGCGCCAGTGGCGTGGCCGGAACACCCAAGAACAGGCGGCGAAGATACTCGGCGTCTCGGCAACGGCCTATTGCCGATGGGAAACCGGCACGCGCGAAATCAGGCCGGTGAACTATGCCAAGATCGCACGGCTGACCGGCATTCCTATGGCCGAGCTTCTGCCTGCCACAGCCGATGCGCCGCCGCCAGCGCCGCGCAAACGCGGCAGGCCGAGAAAGCAGCGGCTGATTGTACGAGACGAAGTGCGCGGTGAATTGCGGATGGTCACCATGTTTCCAGTGCCGCCGCTCTCGACGGGCCTGATCAGGATTCACGGCAAGCCGCACATCCGCGTTGCGGCCCCGTCGCGACAGAAGCCGTGAATGCCGGTTTCACTGCGGTATAGCAGGATTTGCGTATCGCGGCGAAGGGCGGAACGCATGGGATAGCTGGAAACAGCCCATGCGTTCCGTGTCCGGTTAAAACCCTTGGGGGGACCGCATGAAGATATCGATGAAAGGCCGCGATCTGGTCTTTGACTTCATCGCCGAGACGGGACGCAAGTGCGGCGACTGCGCGCTCTGTTGCAAGCTGCTGCCGGTTCGCGAACTTCATAAGCGCGGCGGCGAGCGTTGCCGGTTCCAGCGCCACCGCAAGGGATGCACGATTTATCATCGTCCCGACAAGGGATTCCCGCCGTCATGCGGCCTCTGGTCCTGCGTCTGGCTTTCCGACCCCGGCGAGACCGGAACGATGCGCCGCCCGGATCACGCCCACTATGTCGTCGATCCCCTGCCGGATTTCATCGTCGTCCGCAATGAGGGCATGGCCGATCAGCGCATCAACGTCGTTCAGGTCTGGCTTGATCCGGCCTATCCCGAGGCGCATCGCGATCCCGGCCTGCGCGCCTATCTTGCCATGCGCGGTAGACGCGACGGTTTCGCTGCGCTGATCCGCCTCAATGAAAGTGATGGCTGGGTATTGTTGCCGCCAGCGATGACGCCGGACGGACAATGGCACGAGCGCGGCTCGCGCAGGAGACCGGAGGATTGCGACGTGGTCCTCGAACGCTCGCCGGACGAAATTTACCGTTGAGTGAAAACCGCCGCATTGCCTCACAGGAACGCATTTTGCAGGCGGGACGATGGAAGATGCCGGGGCAGGTGCGTTTTCGCGCTGGCGGGCTTCCTGACAGGCAAGGCGCCTTTTTCAAGCGACCAAGTTGGCGATATCCAGCTCAGCTTCCGTTCTCAGCCGACAGGCGGCGACCGCCATCACCGCAGCGACGCCCGCGTCGATCCTGCCGAAAGACTTGGCCTTGGTGAGCTTGCGGTTCCCGGCGGCGTCGCTGTCGATCACCGCGTTCGATATGCACCAGCGCAGCACCGGGTGCCCGCCATGGAACAATTTGCCTTGCACCGCCAGTTCCTCGAACGCCTCGATGGCGGGTGACATCGACTTGTAACCCTGCCCGAACGGCGACAGCGGCACGTCGACGCCGAGCCGCGCGAACGACTGTTTCAGGACGTCGATCCGCCACATGTCGTAATTGACGTTGGCGAACGGGATAGTCGACGACAATTCGCCGACGTCGGCTGCGAGAAAATCGTAGTCGAGCACCTGTCCGGGCACCGGGATCAGAAACCCCTTGTCGGCCCAGACGCGGTAGGGCGCGCGGTCGCGTAAGCCGCGTTCGTCGAGCGTATCGCCAGGCGTCCAGATGCGCGGGACGAGGTGGATGTTGCTCTCGTCGTCCTCGACCGCCATGACGAAGGCGGAGAGGTCGGTGCGGGCCGACAGATCCAGCCCGCCATAGACCGGCCGGCCATCGTAGAGCAGATCTTCGACCGTGGGCTTTGCGCCACGCACCCAGACGTTCGGCGACAGAAACGGTGCCTTGGCCTGGACGCGCTGGTTGAGGTAGAGATTGCGCAGCCGGTTCTCGAGCGATGGCACCTTCTCGGCCCGCTTCATGGCGGCGCGAAATTCGCCGATGTCGCGGTAATCGCCGAGCGCCGGGTTGGCCTTTTTCCATTCTCTCTCATCCAGCAGCTTGCAGCCGGGTTCGGCGGCATAGAGATGGACGGTAAACGTATCGTCCTCGATCTCGCCCGCGCGGATCTTCAGGCCGTAGTCGATCAGCTCCGACAGGATGTGGTCGTCGGCGGGAGCCTGGGTGGAAATGATCATCATCAGCGGCTCGACCTGCGCGCCGAGCGAGGTCATCAGCACGTCGTAGAGAAGCGCGTTCTTCGCCTGCGAAAGCTCGTCGTACACCACGAGGTCAAGCCCTTCGCCGAACTGGCCACCGGCTTCGGCGGCGATGGCCGAATAGAACGAGCCGTCGCGGCGGTGGGTGACGTGCTTGGTCGAGTCGACCACCTTCAGCCGCTTGGCGAGCACGACGTTCATTTTCACCATGCGGGCGACGAAGCGATAGACGATCGAGGCCTGCTTGCGGGTCGTGGCAGCCGAGGCGATCACCGAGTTCGGCTTCTTGAACGGGCCTACCAGGTGCAGAAGAATTATCACCGCAGCCAGCAACGTCTTGCCGTTGCGCCGCGCCACCGAGAACACCGCCTGCCTGCGCTTGCGCTGGCCATCCTTGTCTCTCGGATTGTAGACGTCGCGAATAAATTCGATCTGCGGCTTGGCCAGCCGGAGCGGCTTGCCGACGTGCTTGCCCGCCGGGACGATCAGCGAATGCGCGAACGCAATCGCCCTGCCGGACGGCATGCCCCAGTCCTTTTTTGGCACTTGGCGCAGCACCATGAGCTGGCGCAGTTCGGACGTCAGCCCGATCTGAGATTTACCAGCGGATGGCGCTTGCTTGTCGATAAACACAATCGTATGTCCACAACCATAACACGAAAAGGAGCGTTCCAATGATACATTTTGAACTCGTAGGTGGTGGTGGCGAGGCGGACGAAGTCCGCGACACCAGCCCGGATGCGGTGGTCGATTTCGGCCAAGCGCAGGAAGCGGTAAAGGGCAAGCGCAAGGCCAAGGCCGCGAAGACGGGTGGCGGCGACACCAAGGCGGAAAAGCCGAAGCGGGCGAAGAAGGAAAAGCCGGTGAAGGAGCCACGCGAAAACAAGACCGAGACGCTGGCGTTGATGCTGCTCGAAACAAACGGTGCCACGGTCGCGGAAGTCGCCAAGGCCTTTGGCTGGCAGCCGCACACCACCCGCGCGGCGATCTCGACACTGCCGAAGAAGAAGCAGTTTCCCGAGGGCCACACGCTTTCCTCGGAAAAGGTCGAGGAGCGGGGCGGGCGGGTCTACCGCATCGTCAAGGTCTGATAGTACCAGCAACATCATCGAACGAAGGCCCGCCGTCCAAGCGGGCCTTTTCTCCTGTGAAATCCTGCCAGCGCGTGACGCACACGTCGCAATACGCAGGCGAGATCTCCATCGCCAGCACCGGATTGCCTTTCATCGTGCCGGTGATCAGCGTCGTGCCAGAGCCAGCGAACGGCTCGAAGATCATCTCTCCCTTGTTTGAAACGCGCTCGGTCAACCATTCCCACACGCCGACTGGCTTGGCGCAGGGATGGCCGGTCTGGGGCGGTATTTCCGATTGCACCAGCGCGTCAGGATAGCTGCCCATGCCGTTTTTCAGTTTCGGATCCTTGCCGTAGCAAAGGATCGGCTGCCAGACGCTAAAACCCCATGGCCCGCGCCCGGTGTTCGACGGCGTGAACCATGCCATCGTCCATGTCGGCCTCGGGTAGCGCCAGACGTTCCAATTCCCCGGCGTCAGCACGACGCGCTCGCAAAGATCGATGAGCACCGGCATCAACCCCGCGACCAGTTCGGCGAGATTGTCCTCGCTGTCGTCATACTGCTGATATTTGTTCTTCTTCGAGACCGTCCCGCCGAGGCCGTAGGGAAAGTCGGTCAGGCAGCATTGCGGACGCCTGCCTTCAAGCAGTGCGGCGCGGTCGGCCTCGACGATCGACGAACCGCACATGAGGCGGTGCTCGCCCATCTGCCAGATATCGCCACGCTTCGAGGTTACCGCCAACGGCAGCTCGGGGATTGCCTCCGGATCTCCGAGGCCTTCGACATTGCGTCCGCCCTTGTTGATGATCCGCATCATCTCGCGGTCGGTCACGCCGACAAGCGCCGCCAGGTCGGGAAACTCCTCGAGTTCCGCCGCGAGCAGCTTCACGTCCCACGCCGCATTGAGCGCCAGTTGATTATCGGCGATGCGATAGGCCCGGATCTGTTTTTGCGTCCAGCCCTTGGCCACCATGACCGGCGCGGCTTCAAAGCCGAGTTCAAATGCCGCCATCACCCGGCCATGGCCAGCGATGATCTCGTCCTTTTCATCGACCAGCACCGGGATGGTAAAACCCCATTCGCGCATGGAGGCGGCGATCTGGCTTACCTGTTGCGGCGAGTGAACGCGGGCGTTTCGCGCATAAGGGACGAGCGCCGCGAGCGGTCTGCGTTCGACATGGTCGGCGGGCCACGGCAGTTCGCTCATTGCAGCGCCGCTTTCTCGCCCGTGAAATCCTCCCAGCGCTTCACCGCGACATCGACATAGGCCGGATTGATTTCCAGGCACAGCGCGCAGCGCGCCTCCATCTCGGCGGCAATCATCGTCGTGCCGGAGCCGACGAACGGATCGTAGACCGCCTGTCCGGCGCTTGAATTGTTCTGCATCGGACGGCGCATCGCCTCGACCGGCTTCTGCGTCGAGTGGCCGTGGCCGGAGTCGTCGCGGCTCGGGATCGTCCACAGCGTCGATTGCGAGCGGTCGCCGCACCAGTTGCCCTTCTGCTTGACTGCGTACCAGCACGGCTCGTGCTGCCAGTGATAATCGCCGCGCGACAGCGCGAAGCGGTCCTTGGCCCAGATGATCTGCGCGCGCATTTCGAAGCCGGACGCTTCGAGCGACCGCTGCACTTGGCTGGCATATTTCCCGGCGTGCCAGACGTAAGCGACCGCGCCGGGGAAGAGATCATAGGCCTGCTGCCAGTCGGCGCGTTCGTCGTTGACGACCTCGCCCATCTTTTTCCGGTTGTTGTTGACGCCTGCCTCGGCCCGCCAGTGCGGATCGTAGTCGACGCCATAGGGCGGGTCGGTCACCATCAGGTTCGGTTTCACGCCGGACAAGAGCCGCTCGACGTCCTGCGCATTGCAGGCATCGCCGCAGAGGATGCGGTGCTGGCCGCACAGCCAGAGATCGCCTGCTTTTGACGTCGGGACGTCGGGCAGCGCCGGGGCCTCGTCGGGATCGGTCAGCCCCGGATTGCCGGTTAGACGGCCAAGGCGGCGAAGCTCGTTTTCCGAAAAACCGATCAACGCCGCCATATCCGGCAGCGTCTCCAGTTCGGCGGCGAGCAGCTTGACGTCCCAACCGGCATTCAGTGCCAGCTGGTTGTCGGCCAGCCGGTAAGCCTTGATCTGCTTTTGCGTCCAGCCGCGGGCAACCATCACCGGCACCAGTTCCAGGCCGATCTCTTGCGCCGCCAGCGCGCGCCCATGTCCGGCGATCAGTTCGCCCGCCTCGTCGACAAGCAGCGGGATGGTGAAACCAAACTCGCGGATCGACGCGGCGATCTGCGCCACCTGCTCGGGCGAGTGCGTGCGCGCGTTGGCGCTATAGTGCTTCACGCTTGTAAGCGGTCTGCGCTCGACCGCGTCGGCGGGCCACGGCAGGTTCATCGTCATTCTCCCAGAAGCAGCGTGATCGGGTCGCTGTCCCATTTGTCGGGATGCGCCAGCCGCGCCCGACCGGCAGGCGTCAGCCCGAGTTCCGAGCCGGTGGACATCATCGCCTTGACGGCGTTGTTCATCACCACCAGCAGCGGATTGCGGATCGGCCCCTGCGGCGACTGGACCAGCAGGCCGGTCTTGTCGAGCTTCTCGCGGGCCTGTCTGAACACCGACCAATTGACCGCATAGGCTTCCAAAGCCGCTTCATCCGCCCGCGTCAGCACGCCGTCCGGCAGCGAGCTAACGGTGTCCAGCCACATCTCCTCAGCCAGCTCATTTAGCCCCGGAGGCATGCGCGGATGGCCGAGTCCCTGCGGCTCGTCGTAGATCCGATGGAGACCGACATTGCTGCGGTTGCCTTCGGCCAGTTTGATTATTTTCGATTTCGGTTTTTCGCCTTTTGGCATTTTCGCCGCCTTTGCTTTGCGTAACCATCGGAAAATATAGGCCAAAAAGACCCGTCCTGAAATTACAACGAGACTACGGGCGCGCCTCCGGCCCCCTTGGCAAGGATTTCTGGCCAGTCCCCCCCCCGGCCTGGGCCCCCGAGGGCCTGCGCTCCGAGCGGCGATGGTGAGCGGTCGAGGCCATGCCTCTCGGGCACGGATCAAAGCAGGCACCAGAGCGCAGCGGCGACCACCAGCGTCAGAAAGGTTGCGTTGAGCCACGCCTCGGTGCTCATCTCACCGCCTCTCGCCGCGCACATAGCCGCGCTTCAACCGTGCAGCCGTCTCGGGGTCGGCGACAGGCTCACGGTTGGCAGCGGCTATCGCTTCCCGCTGGGTTGGCTGCGCCCATGGGTGGTTGGGATCGACAGGAAAACCGTCCTCGTCGCAGGCACCCGTCAGCCGTCCCTGATCGTAGGCATGCGTCAGCCTGGAATGGTGGCGGTGACAGAGCGCCTGCAGGTTCGTCCAGTCCAGCCTGCGCTCGGGCGCTGCCCTGACCGTGACGATATGGTCGACGTGCTGTGCTGGCCTGCTGCAGCCCCTGACCGAGCACAGCGGGAACACCTTCAGGAACCGACGGGCGAGCCGGTGCCATTCGTGGTCATAAGGAATGTTGCGTGGGCGCTTGCGCATATCTCCTCATCCTGCCAGCAGCCACAGGGCAAGCAGCACCGCTGCGACGACGAGCACGGTGAAGGCGAAGGTGTCGTGGTGCTCGCTCATAGCTTTCGCCTTACCGTATCGATGGCTTGCAGCATGGCGTCGAGCTTCTTCTCGATCAGCGAGGCCTGCCAGTCGATCTGACCGGCGAGACCTCGGCTGCCGTCGTCCTTGCCGGGATCCTGGTCGAGCGCCTGGACGCCGGTCACGTGCTGGCAGAGCGCCTGCGCCTCGGTAAGCACCGCCTGCGCCTTGTCGACGACCGGCGCGAGCCGCTTGCCGACCGGCTCGATCTTCACCGGGTCGCCATAGCCGAACAATTTCCTCGGCGGCGGTGACGTCGAAGGTGTGGGGGTGATCGAGTTCATTCTGGCTTCCTCCTTCGGTTTGAAGTCGTTCAACGCGGCTCCAATCGCCTTTTCGGTTGCGTTGTCGAGGTCTGGGTTTGGCATGGTGTTTTCCCTTTCCTGTTGTCATGGCGGCGTCCCGTTTGGTCGCGGGTTTTGCCCTGTCCTTCCCCTTCGTTCCCGTGTTCCCTTCCCGGTAGGGAAGAAGGGAACCGGGAGATACCGTTCCCGGTTCTCCCTCCCTCTCCGAAGGAGAGGGCAAAAAAGAAGAACCGGGACATGTTTTCAGAGCGGTTTTCCCGGTTCTGCCCGGTTTCCCTGAATGAGAACCGGGACATCATGTTTCAGCGGTCGCCGAAGGGCGCTTGCTGTTGTCGACGAACACTCCTTTTTTCAACCTTGACTTGCCGCCGGGATATTCCTGCTCATAGAGCAAACCCGACTTCTTCCAGCACTTGGCGATGCGGTCGGCGCGCTCCTCGCTGACGTCGAGCACGCGGACGATGAGGATGCCGACGTAACGGTCCCTCGATTGCGGCGCGAGCGTGTAACGCTCGTGTTCAAGACCGTCGGCGGACTGGATCAGGTCGAGCACCCGGTCGATCTGCTCATAAGCGAGATTCTCGAACAGGCCGGGTGGCTGCCACGCGACGAGAATGCCGACCTTGTCCGAGTCGGGGTAAGCGGGCGGGCTCTCGTTTTCGAGATCGATGGACAGGAATTTGAACCAGCTCGCCTCGCCGGGATCGGGCAGATAATTGCCTTTGGCAAAATCGACGCGGACGATGCCGCGCGGGTTTTCGACGCCGAGCGAAGCTGCGGCATCCGCCGTCATGTTGGTAATGGTGTGCGCCAGCCGGACGATGCCGCCGAGCGCACCAGCGCCGCGACCGGCATCGATATCGCCGGGGGTGACGAGGCCCTTCTTGACGTGGTGCATCAGCAGGCACCCGGCGTCGAGGCGACGGATGACGCCGCGAATGACGGCGACTGCCGCCTTGACCTGTCCGTTGTCGTTTTCCGCGCCCGACCATAGTTCGATAAAGGGATCGAGGATGAGCACGTCGACGCCATGCTGGCCGAGTTCCCATTCGAGGCGGCGAAGCTTCTCGGTGGCATGGATGACGCCTCGCTTGTCCACCTGCGCCAACAGCGGCGGATCGTCGATCTCGACGATGAAGACGCGGTCGGACTCGTCTTTGCCGAAGCCGAAATGCTTGGCGATGGCGGCGAGCCTGCGGTCGATCTCATCATCGTCCTCCTCGACCGTCAGGATGGCGACGCGTTTCGGGCCGTGGACGGTCTTGAACGGACCGAAGGAGATGCCCGCAGCGAGATGCAGCGCGACGCAAAGCCCGAAGATCGACTTGCCCGCGCCTCCGGCGGCGATGATCGAGGTGATCTGTTTTCTGAGGATGAGACCGCGCATGATCCATGGCCGTGGCGGGATGGTCTTGCCGTCGCGGAAACGGTAACGGCGTGCCTTCACCGGAAAGCGGACGACGTTTTCTTTGTTTGGCGGGCGGTCGCCGGGGAAATCGTCCTCACCCTTCATAGCGCGGACCCCATTCGTTGAAGCGCGCGGCACGGCGCACGGCCCAGAACAGCGTGTCGCGGCGCATGCGCGGAAAGCCGATGGCCTGGACGAAGACGAGAAGCGCAGTGAGGTCGTCGCGGCAAAAAGCCCGCATCTCGAAGTCGGGCTTATCTATCCGCCAGTCGCCGGGAAGCGGTGCCTTCAGCATGATGCGGCCTGTCGACAGATCGTAGCCGACGAGGCCGGAAAGCTCCGGGCATTCGCTCATGCAGAGATAGGCGTTGTACTGGTTCGGCAATGGCAGGCCGAGTTCATCGTGTTGCATCGGCTCGCGCCAGTCGGTGTCCTTGACCGGGCGCGCGGGCTTGCGGGCTGCGGCGATCCGCTGGTAGCGGCGGTGGTTCTTGCGGTACTCGGCGCAGAAACGGTGCAGCTGATAGCGGCGTGCGAGCACCGCTGCGCGGCCTTGCCAGCGGGCCTCGAAAGCGAGCTTCGTGCGGTGAACGCGGAAAAGAAGCGCATCGATGCGCTCGCGATGCTCGTCATCCATGGCGCACCTCCCATTCGGTGATGCGGCTGGCGATCCAATCAGCGACGTTCAATGGCCATGCATTGCCGATGGCGCGATAGCGCGGGCCGTCCGGCGCGTGGCGTGCACCGCGCCACGGAATGTCGGTCCAGTCGTCGGGCAACCCCTGCAGCCGTTCGCATTCGCGCGGCGTTAGCCGCCGGACGCCCCAGCGCGCTGCCACCGCTTGGCTGTAGCCGTCCTCGTCCAAGCTACCAGGCACGTCACCAGGCACCGGATCCTGTCGCGCGTTGAAGGCCACCGCGATCTGTCCGCCGGCATTGGCGTGGCTGCCGGAAGATTCCATGGCGCGCAGCGTCGGCGAGACCTCGCCGCCGGAGCCGTGGCTTTTCGAATCGAAGGCAATCGGGATCAGCGCGTCGTGCATGTCCGCGCCCATGGTTCCGGGCGGGCGGTCGCCACCGGTCCGGTTGGCAGCACCTGAAAGCGTCGGTGCCACGACCGGGATCAACGGCTGGCCTCTGCCGGTGCCGTCCTCGGAGGCGTCGAAGCCGTCGGCCTTCAATGTGTGGGCGACGAGATCGGAAGCGTATTTGTAATCGCGTTCCAAGACCGGCGAGGCGGTGCCGTCTATCTCGTATTCGCCGAAGGAGACGAGGCGGGCAGCGACGAGCCCGCCGTCGAGATCGAAATCGGTGCCGAGTCCGCCACCAGCCGTAGTGCGCGCTCCAATGGTTCCGGCAGGCTTTTGCCCCGGCGTGCGGCGCGGCGGAGAATCCCCGCGCATGCTTTCGGGCTCAAGTAGTATTTCGGCGGGACCGCGCCAGTCTCCAAGACATCCGACAACGAAGAGACGCCGTCGTCGCTGTGGCACGGCGCGGGGAAGGCGTTGTGTTCGGACAAACTGAGCGTCAAGCACCCGCCAGGCACAGCAATACCCGCATTCTTCCAGGCCCCGGAGGAAGGTCGCAAAAGACCGACCCGCGTTGTGCGACAGGGCTCCGGCGACGTTTTCCCAAACCAGCCAGCGGGGGCGGTAGCGGCGAGCCACGGCAAGATAATCGAGCATGAGGACGCCGCGCGGATCGGCGAGCCCCTGTCTGAGTCCGGCGACCGAGAAGGCTTGGCAGGGCGTGCCGCCGGTAACAAGGTCGATGTCGAGGTCGGGCCAGTCGCGGTAGCCATTGACGTCTCCGAAGTTCGGCGTGTCGGGGAAGCGGTAACGCAAGAGTGTTGCGGCGAAGCGATCGATCTCTGCATGGGCGACGCAGTGCCAGCCATAGGGCTCGAAGGCGAGCTTGGCGGTGCCGATGCCGGAGAACAGGTCGAGCAGCCTAGACACCGCACATGCCCTCGCACTCGTTGATGAACAGATTGAGCTGGCCGCGATCCTCGGCGTTGTCGAAATTGACCTGATCGAGCGGCTGGCAGGAGCGGTGCAGATAGGCCTTCTTCGACAGCGCCTTGAAGCCGGGACCGGCAGGCCGCATCAGCAGGTCGATCTCGACCGCATCGGCGAATTCCTGCGGGCGGTTGATCTTCATGTCGCGCCAGAGCGCGTTGTCGTGGAACGGGCAGCCGATGCAGGACGACTTCGGCGGCTCGGGATAGCCGTGACGCTCCAGCCAGCGCAAGCAGTCCCACCGGCTCATGCGAAGCTCGATCAGCGGCCAGCGGTTGGCCCACCAGCGTTCGTAAGCCGGTTTCATCCGCGACGCCTCGTCCCATGAGATGCCGATCCATTGCGTGGCGGCTGGCTCCTTCGGCGAGCGCCTGCCGACGATGCCGAGCAGTTCACGCACCTTCCGGCGGATCGGCACGATCTTGTATTCCTTGGTGCACTGGCGGCGGATCGGGATGCCGCCTTGGACAAAGGCGGGGATCGACGCCCAGCGGTGTCCCTTGGAACCGGCGACCAGGCCATCGCGAATATTGCCTGCGGAGACGCGGTGGACAGGGAAGGGCAGTTGCGGCATCAGCCAGTCGAGATGGCGGTAGACGGCGGCGGGCTCCCAGCCGGTGTCGGCGAAGATGGCGCAGTCGGGCATCGGCTTGATCCAGCCTTCAGCCGCCATCAGCGCCATGGTCGACGATTGCACGCCCGCGCCAAGGGACAGGATCGTCATCATCCCGCCGCCCTCCGTCGGATGCAGAGGGCGGCGGCAGCCGCGACACTGGCATAGGTCTTGCCGACGATCTGCCCGCCGACCAGGTCAAGCGAGCCGAAAGCGAGCCACAGGAACATGGCGCTGTCTATGATGGCCCCGGCGATGCCGGAAAGTCCGACGGCGAGCCAGAGGCGGCGTCGGCGCAGCGGCGCATAAACGGCGAGGTCGGCAAGCTCGCCCGCCAAGAACGCAACCGTCGAGGCGACGGCGAGGGCGGGCGGCGCGACGAGTGCCGAGACGACACCGCCGAGCGCAATGGCATTGAGGACGTCGACGAGGTCTCCCTTTTCGTGGACGAGGTCGCGCACGACGAGCGCGAGGCCGATCATCAGCACGCCGGAGGGTGCCTCAAGGCCAAAGCCGACGGGAACGGTGCAGGGGCCATCCGGCAGGCAGGTGCCAACGTTGCCGATCATCCAGTTGGCGGCGGGGATGGTCGCGGCAAAGACGATGGCGGCGGCGGCGAGGTCAGCTTTCATAGGGCGATCTCCACCTGTTCCGGGCGCGGCTCCCATGCGAGCGGCACTTGGCAGCGATCCCAGCGGTCGGCCATGGCGCGCGGTGCATTCTGCGGGCGGTTGTGGTTGCGTCCGATGTCGCTGGAGTCCGCAGAGGCGAACGGCCAGCGATGGCCGACGAGCTGCATGCCGCGCAGCATGTGCAGCGAAGGCAGAAACCTTCGATGCTTTCCCAGCGCGTTCCAGATCTCGTCCATACGCCGCTGCCATGCGGTCGAGAGGATGGTGGCATACTGTTTCGTCGAGCCGATGCAGACGCGCGGCCAATGATCGACAAGACGAAGCAGCCGGTCGGGCGGCTCGTCCATGTGCCAGACCGGAGCGCCCTTGTCGCCGAACGGCCATTGCGCCAGCAGCGCGTCCTGCCTAAGTGCGCCGCCGTCTATCTCGTCGGGAATGACGGCCCACGTCGATGGCGACGCCAGCCAGCGTTCGCACCAGCGGTAATAGCCGGTCCAGTCAATGACGATGCCGTTGCGCCATGCCGAGAACGCACCGTTGTCCAGCATCACCGATTGACCGATCTGGTGGCAGCGAAGGACGTCGTCGGGGCGGGCGAAGGAGACGCAGAAATGCCTGCCTGCCAATTCGAGCAGCGCGGCGACGGGCGAGATGGGCGTGCCGTGATAGTGGATCATCCCGCCAGCCCCGCGCGCATCAGTTTCAGGTTTTGCGAACAGCGCGACGCCCAGATGGCAACGCAGGCGGCTTCGGCCTCGTTGTGGTTCTTGGCGGTCACGCCGAGCCAGCGGCAATAGTCGCGGGCGCGACGCTTGGCGTCGTCCTTTCCAAGCGAGCCGCCGCCGCGCCCATAGAGAGCGGCCCGCCATGTCTTGACTGCGACCGTCTCGAAACCGATGCCCCGGTCAATGGCGAGCTGGCGCACATGACCCTGGATTTCCGGCAGCACCATCTGGTCGGCGTTCGGCGTCCAGTAGCCGTGCGTCTTGCCGCCGAGATCCGTCTTCACCCGCTTCTGGTAACCGGCGATCAGCCGCATCGCCGCTTCGAGGCAGATGAAATCGGGGCGGCGGGCGAGGCAGATGTCATGCAGGCGCAGACCGAAGTCGGCGCATTTTTCCTCGGTGGTGTCGCCCTTGGCCGAGAACGACAGGCACTCGATGTCGCGCTCGGAACCGGGGAAGCGGTAGAGGGCCAGCCCGCATTGGGTGACGGAAGGATCGACGCCGAGGATCAGCATGGTCATGCCGCCCGGCCTTTTTTCTCATGCAACAGGCCAGCCTCACGGATACAATTTCCCCATGTGAGATCAAGAACCGGACGGCCTAGTGCCAATTGCTCCCGTTGCCACCGCCGCATTTCATCGATCTCGGCCTGACCGATTCGCACCCGTTGTTCCACACGCTTGAGATTCTCGATGCGCCTTTCCTGTCCGGCCTCAAGAAATTCGAGCGATGCCCGGTCCTTCTCGACCATGCGCTTGCCATCGATACTGGCGATGAGTTTAAGAGGTTCGTGCGATATAGGATCGAATCCCGGAAGCCAGATTTGTCCGACATTGGGCGTGCTTCCGTCCCGTTGCCATTTCTCGATGATCCGCTTGGCGCGTTGTTCCTGGATCGTATCGGCGTCAACCGGTCGCAAATGGCGTTTAACGACGGAAATCAGTTCGTCGGGATCGAAATTATTCGATGTGTCGCGCCCGACCTCACTCAAGCATTGGGCTTGAAAGGCGAAATCATCGATCATTGCAATACACCTCCAATTGCTTGAGCGCCGTCTTGATATGATTTAGATCGTCGAGCGAGATCGTCAGTGACTCGTTGCATTCAAGCCCTTTGATGATCGTCGTTACTTTTGCGGGGATCGCCTTTATTTCGCCCATGGCGTCGGCAGCGAATTGCCGTATGTCTGCGATCTGTTTCAGCCGCGCCTGCAATGCGCCTTCGGCCTCGTCCAGCGTCAGGGTTTCCTCGACAACTTGTTGCGCCAGATCCGGCGCGTCAGCCCGCAACCGCTCAAGCCGCGATTCCGTAGATTTGGCCTTGTTGCGATTGAGCTCCGCCACTTTCAACGCATCGGCAAAGCGGGTCGCACCGCTGATGACGGCCACGGCCATATCCGGGGCGTGGGCATTGATGAGGCGGGCTTGACTCATTAACGCCCGCGAAAACTGTTCACTTTCTAAACAGTTTTTCTTCCCCCGACCGCCCTTGCCCCCATCAGGGAATTCCAGCGCCAGCAGCATGGCTTTTTGGCTGGCGGACATTTCCCGCGTCTGGATATTCCGCGAAATAATCAAAGCGCGTGGATCGTCGCCGTCATAGAATTCGACACGTGGCTCGATGCCAACGATCCGGCATGCTGCGAGACGGTTGCGGCCATCAAGCAACATCAGTTCCTTCGCCCAGACGACGAGCGGAATGTTGAGACCATTTTCAGCAATGTCGGCAGCCAGTTCCTGCAGGCGGTCTTCTGGCCACATCGGAAAACGGGCGGCCATCGGATGCACAGGCATGTTGAGCAGGTCAGCAAGCGTCGGCATTGCCGTGAGATGTTTATTCATGGCTCACCTCCAAAACGCTCGATCAATTCCCGCCGCAGCTCATCGAGTTTCGCCCGCGCCGCTGCTGGATCCTTCTCCCGCTCCAGCGCCGCCTGCAGCCGCCATTGGTAGCGGTCGACGAGGTAGCGGATCTCGACCAGGCAGTCGTCCAGGCTCTCGGCGATCGTCTCGGCGGCGCGGCGTTTACCCATGGCGGAGCCTCCGCCGCACCGGCTTCACCGGCTGCCGGTCGAACGGCTCGTGTCTGCCGCGCCAGCAGAGCGCGTGGTGGTAGGGACAGAAGGTCTTGCCGAGCGCCGTAGGCAGCCCGCAGAACAGATGTTTTCCCGGCACGTTCGCCGCGACGATGGGATAGCGGCATTGCAATTCAGAGACCTTGAACAGCGGCACGAGGCGGGGCGCGGCGGGTAATCCGGCGGCGATCTGTGCTTCGTGTCTCATGACGGTCTTCCCCAAAGGTGGATGGGCGGTCAGCCGTCATCGTGGCGGGAGGCCGTCAGGCGTCAGCGGGCTTCATCTGAGGCGGGCAGAAAAATATCGGGGCGCAGGACATAGCGCGGGATGCCCGTAATCTTTTCGTAGCGGTCGAGTTTCTCAGCGGGAATCTTGCGCTTGCCGGATTCGTAGCGCGACACCTGCGCCTCCGTGACGCCGAGCCGACCGGCGACCGCCTGCAAGCTCCGTTGGCCTTCGGGAAGGCCCTCCCGCCATTTTTTCAAAGGATGCATGCGGCCAACTTACCTCAGAGGCACAAGCGGCGGCAATAAAATTCTTTAACAGACGTGTTGCAGAATATGGCGCGAGTGTGAAATCTAGGAATGTTGCACATGAATGCTGAAGAGAAGGGACAGACAGCCATGAAGGCGAAGTCTCCAACCGGCCCCGTTTACTTCAAGGAATGGCGCATCCACGCAGGTTATTCGCAGGAGGAACTAGCGCTCATTCTCGACGTCAACGCCGCGACCGTATCCAGAATCGAAACACAAAAACGCGATTTTGTCGGGTCTTATCTGTTCAGATTCGCGAAAGCCTGCAATTGCCCTAGCCCCGGCGATCCGGTTGGCCGCCCGCCGTCGCAGATATCCATCGATGCCTTGTTTCGAGGCAACGCCGAGGATCGCAGGCGCGCCGAAGAGATCCTGACTGCCGCGATCCGGTCCTCGTTATGGACTTCCGACGAGTCGTCGCTATGGAAGAATGACGGCAAGGGCGGCGAGGACGGGAACGACAAGACAAGCTGATTCGGCTTGTCAACCTTGCCTCCGAGGTATATCGTCGATTTCCATATCGAAGCTACTTAATTACCACTTGCTGTTGCGTTTTGATCGCCCGCCGAATCTCGACGGGCGAATGGCTCTTTCATCGCGGGGAGGAAACTTGCGATGTCGACTGAACGAGGGAGCCGAGCGTTGCGCTTGCGGCTGCGCGACGTACCGGAAGAATTTCGCAAAGATCTTCATTCTTTCATTGAAGATGGGACATTGCCGTTAAAGAATGCCGTTTTGATGCAGATCCTTATCGGGCTCGACGTACTCGCGGCTTGCTCCCTGCACAAACGTCACCAGCATCTTTCCGCCATCCTTGCTGCGCTCGCCTATGAATGTCCCGACCATGCATGGTCGTCGATTGGCGCGTGCATCCGGTGGGAGCGGCGCGGCGGCCTGTCGGGCTGTCGCCGTCAGCTGCCATGATCGAGCGTCGGGCAATCACAACCGTCCCGTTGTGGCTGGAATGGCGGAAGTCGTTTCTCTGTGCCTCAGAGGTAGCAGCAGCCGTCGGCGTGGACGAGTATCGTTCGCCGTTATCGCTCTACGCCGAGAAACTGGGCTTAACCTCGGTCACCGAGACGCCGATCATGCGGCGCGGCAGGCACTTCGAGTCGGCGGCGGTTTCCTACCTTGCGGAGGAGCACCACGACTGGCGCATCGCCCGCCCTCACGTCTTTATCATGGACACCGAAAAGCGGCTTGCCTGTACCCCGGACGTGCTCGCCGAGGTGCCTGGAAAGGACGGCATCTGCAACGTCCAGATCAAGACGATCTCTGCACCGAAATTCGAGGAATGGCACGGTGTCCCGCCAGCGGGATACACGCTGCAGGTCGCGACCGAGAACATGCTGCTGGACGCCGCGCACGGATATCTGGCAGTGCTGGCGGTGTCGACCTATGAGGCCAGCCTGCATCTTTTTGAGGTGCCTCGCCACGAAGCAGCGGAAAAAAAGATTGCCTCTGTGGCACAGGATTTCTGGCGAAACGTCGAGGCGGGCCGATTGCCGAATCCGAACTATCGGCTCGACGCCGACGTGATCGCCGAAATGCATCCGCAGGCGATGAAAGGCGAGACCATCGATCTTTCCGGTGACAACCGGCTGGCGGAGATCCTGCCATACCGGCGGCACCTGAAAGAGCGCCAGAAGGCTGTGGCCGACGAGTTGTCGGCGCTCGACGCCGAGATCCGCGACAAGATCGGTGACGCCGAGGAAGCCGAGTTTCCCGGCTGGCGGATCACCTGCCGAAACCAGACGCGCAAGAGCTACACCGTGCCGGAATGGTCAGGGCGCAAGCTCAACATTTCCGAAAGGGGCAGGGAATGACGCCGAGGCTCTATCAGGTGGACGAGGGCGCCGGCGGCATTTCCCGCGAGGCGCTGCACGAAAAAGCGGTGGCGTTCGTTGAGGAGCGTTATCCGAGAACTGGCAACGTGCCGTTCCTCTGGATCATCGACGACGGCAAGGCGCTGGTCTGGATCGAAACCGGCTGGGAGGACGACGCCGAGAAGCTCCTGTCCTATGACGCCATTGCGTTGACGTTGATGATTTCCGAGGCGCGGCAATACGCGTCCATCGTCGAGGTCTGGATGGCGTCGCAGAAGCCAGCCGCCGACGGCTCCTTCGACCACGACGAACCGCTGCCATCGGAACGGCCCGAAAACGAGCGCGACGACGCAGTGATGATTTCCACCTTCGAGCGCAACGGCGCGTTCAGCCTGACGACGTTCATTGCCAAGCAACAATCGAAGCTGCTGGGCGCGCGGGTGGATCACGAAAGCTCCGGCCTCGGCCTCGGCCAATGGTCGGGTCGGATGTTCAACCTGTTCTCGCACGGCAGGAAGCTCGCAGTGGCGCTGGTCTCCAAGGAGAGGAGCGCCTGATGATGGACCTCCCGCAACATCAACGCCTCTGGCATATCCTGATCGACTGCACCCGGCAGTACCGCGTGCACGAACGCCAGATCCGCGAAGAGGACATTGGCGGCGTCGTGCATGTCGTCACTTACGAGCCGCTGGCGCATGCGCGTGAAGCGCCGGAAACCGAAACCGTCGTCGATTGCGTGTTGCTGAAGATCGGCGTCGACAGACCGAAGGCCGAAAGCTACCGGGACGAATTCGCAAGCCTGATGAAACCGCTCGCCGGAATGCTTGAACGAGGCCCGTCCTACATCACGCTCGGAGCCGAGATCGGTGATCAAGGTGCGGCCTTCTGCCTGATGGCGCTCGGCCAGGTGCTCGGCCTGTGGCGGGTAGTAACCCCCATCGATCTCGGCATCAACGGCGCAAAGGCCATGGATGCCGCTGGCCTCGGCTACGTCATGCTCAGCGGCTACAAGGAGGAAATCTCATGACCGTGGAAGAAAACCGTGAGGGACGCCGCTCGGCGCTCGATGAATTCGCGGCGGCGCAAACCACCGGGCCGACGAGCTTTCTGCCAGCGACCCAATCGCAGTCGTTCGAAGTCGTCTCGGCGCAGGCGGTGGCGGTGCATCGCGACGAAGGGCTGGTGCTCACCCGGTTGCGCACCTTGGCCCAGGCGGCAGGCACCGACTGGTACTATCGCTTTCCAGTGAAGAACCGCAAAGATAACCGCACCGACTGGATCGAAGGCCCGTCGATCAAGCTCGCCAACGATCTTTCGAGACTTTACGGCAATTGCGCCGTCGATTGCCGCGCGCAGGATTTCGGCCATTTCTGGCTGTTCCATGCCCGCTTCGTCGATCTCGAAACCGGCTATTCGCTCATTCGCCCGTTCCAGCAACGCAAGTCCGGCGGCAAGATCGGCGGCTCGGATGACGAGCGGCGGCTGGACATCGCCTTTCAGATTGGCGCTTCGAAAGCGATCCGAAACGTCGTCGTGAACGCCTTGCAGACGTTTTCCGATTTCGCCTTCGAGGAAGCCAAGGGGGCGTTGATCGACCGCATCGGCAAGGATCTCGACGGTTACCGTCAACGCACCATCGAGCGGGTCGCCGCTCATGTCGACATCGAACGCGTCGAACGGGTGATCGGCAGGCCGCGTCAGGACTGGCTGGCGACCGACATCGCCAAGATCATCGCCATGGCCAAGGCGGTCACCGACGGCATGGCGACATGGAACGAAACCTTCCCGCCGCTTCAGGGCGCGGACAATGAGACCGGCGAAGTCGAGACGAGCGCTGCTGTCAGTAAAACGCTCGAAACCTTCGCCGCAGGTTCCGGCACGGATCAAATCGCGGATCCGCAGGAGGATGCCGGGGCCGAGACCTCCGCCAGCGGGACGCCCCCCCCAACGCTGGCGGAGGACATCTTCGATACCATCACCCGCCGCATGGCAGCCGCGCCGTCGAGCGAGGCGGTGCATGCGGTATGGGAGCAGATGGAGCTGGACGCCTATTTCGACGGCGACAAGAAGGGCCGCGACAAGGCCTGGAAGATCGCTTCGAAAAGGCTCGAGCAATTCAAGGGCAAGTGAAAATGACCGAGCCCCGCTTCAAGGATCTGCCACCGCGCATCGCCAAGCTGCCAACCGACGAGCGCGGCTATCCGGTGCCGTACTTCGTCGAGTGGATCGGCGGCAAGCCGGACTTCCGGGTGATGTCGTCGAAGAATCTCGCTCGCGCCGTCAACTACCGGCGCTGCTGGATCTGCGGTGAGCAGCTTGGCCGCTTCCTGTGTTTCGCCATCGGCCCGATGTGCGGCGTCAACAGAATCAGCGCCGAGCCGCCGTCGCATTACGAATGTGCCCGCTTCGCCGTCTCGGCCTGCCCCTTCCTGTCGAAGCCGCTGGCCAAGCGCAACGACCGCAATCTGCCGAACGGCAAGACCGTGGCCGGGATCATGATCGAGCGTAATCCCGGAGTCACGCTGTTGTGGGTGACGAAGAGCTACCACGTGATGAACGAACCAGATGGTGTGTTGTTTCGGATCGGCGAGCCGGAGCGGGTGCAGTTCTTCCGTGAGGGCAGATTGGCGACGCGCGCCGAGGTCGACCATTCGATTGCGACCGGCATCGACAACCTCGACCGCTTGGCCCAGCGCGAAGGCGCGAAGGCGGTCAATGAACTGGGAAAGTGCAAGCAGCGGTTTACGGCGCTGCTCGACCAGCTGCTGCCTGCCTAGGCTGCGGCTTTCTGAAAAGGGAGGAGAGAAAATGCATAACGTCCGCTTCACCGAAAAGCAGATCCGCTTACTCGATCTCGCCAGTTACATCGAGCAATTGCCGCCAGATCACCGTTTCGACATGGAATGCTGGCTGGACGACAGCTACAGGCCGTCCTGTATTGCCACATGGGCGTTGTGGCGGATGCTCGGCGATTTGCCGGAGGGAAGGAAGATCGATTGGCTTCGCTGCTGCCCGAGCCTTCCCGAAGCCGCCGGTCAATATCTCTGCGTTCTTGGCGACGATCTGCGGCAGCTGTTCATGCCGCTCTGCGGCGACATCATGGATTCCCCGCCGTCGCGGAGCACGTCCGAAGCCACAATCATTACCCGCCACAACATCTCGAAGGAATGGGCGGCGTCAACGCTGCGCCATCTAGCGGCGACCGGTAAGGTCGACTGGAAAGCGGCGGAGCGTGAGATGCGTCCTGCTACCAGGCTGCTGCCGTTTGCGGAAATGGTGACGGCATGAACGAGCGACCGGAATGGGTAAAGGCGGTTCATGACGACGCCTCCGAGACGATGCGCAAGGTCTCCGACTGGCTGCTGGACAAGGCGGAGGTGATCTCAGCCGAGGAAAGCCGCGTGAGCGATGGCGTGATCTATATCCCGATCATCGTCATGGCGGCGGTCCATGAGGGTTCGCTGATCGGCTCGCTTTGCCAATTCGGAACGAAGAGTTCGAGCGAATCGGTGGCGCAGCTGTTGCGGTTCACCGCCGAGCATCTCGATGGCAAGGCCATTGACGGCCAATTCGTCGCCGAGCGGGGAATCATCAAAAATGACTCGTGACAGGCATAAACACACGCTCGGCGACGGCCCGATCCAGTCCGATCTTCGTCACATGATGAACGGCCTGGCGCACGGTCTCGACGAGATCCTGAACGGCCACGGCAGCGGCAAGAAGAACGGCTTCGTGCTGATGGTGTTTCCGTTCACCGGTCATGACGGGCGCTGCAATTACATTTCCAATGCCCGTCGCGAGGACATCGTCGTGCTTCTGAAGGAGCAGCTGGCCCGCTTCGAGGGCCAGCCGGACATGGAGGGAAAGGCATGAACGACGACGCGACAAAACAGGCGCTGGAGCATCTGGCCAAGCAGGGACTGCTGGCGGTCGGCAAGGATGGCGTCGTCCAGCTGCGCCAGCCGAAGCAATACGTCTGGCAGCCGAAAAAGGACATCAAGCCTTATGAACTGGCCCGTGCCATCGAGGTGATGTTCATGCCGATCCTGCAACAGGGCGACTGCGACAGCGCCTTCGAAAAACTGCCGGACGAGGCCAAGCGGCATTTCCAGGTGGTCGAACGATGACCAGCGAGCAGAGCATTCCCTATCTGGCAATCTTTCCCGGCAGGCGCGAGGGCGAGCGTTGCGT